CTGCTTAAAGGTATTGCACCTGCCGTTGCTACTGCTGTCAGCGGCCCTCTCGGTGGTCTCGCTATTACCGCTCTTGCTGATAAGTTTGGCGTGGCTGATGACGTTAAGGCTGTTACGACTGCTATCCTCGGCGACCCAGACGCTGCGCAAAAACTGGCTGAGCTAGACCTGCGCCAGTTTGAGCTGGAGAACGCGGACCGCGACTCCGCACGTCACATGCAGGAAACTGCCTTGCAGCAAGACGACAAGTTTACCAAGCACTTCATCTACTGGTTTGCGTGGTTCTGGAGCGTCGGCTCGATGGCCTATTTCTTCGCCATCACGTTTGGACAAGTGCCCCCTTCGGGCAAAGACTTTGGCAACATCATCTTAGGCTTCCTGCTGGGCACCGCCGTGGCTACTATCATCAGTTTTTTCTACGGTAGCTCCAAATCCAGCAAGGACAAGACCGACGCAATGAAGGACGCCATCAAATGAAAGCGAATTTTGACGCCGCTCTGGCACAGGTACTCAAGTCCGAGGGCGGTTACGTAAACAATCCCAAAGATCCAGGCGGTATGACCAACCTAGGCTGCACCAAGGCCGTTTGGGAAGAGTACGTAGGCCACCCGGTGTCCGAGGCCGACATGCGCGCCCTGACGCCCGCCTTGGTGGGCCCGCTGTACAAGCGCAAGTACTGGGACAAGGTGGCGGGCGACCAGCTCCCCTCCGGTCTGGACTATGCGGTGTTTGACGCGGCCATTAACTCCGGCCCAGGTCGCGCTGCCAAGTGGCTGCAGGAACTGGTAGGGGTAACCGCCGACGGGGCAATCGGCCCCGGCACCTTGGCCGCCGTGGGCAAAATTCCCACCCAAACGCTGATAGCGCATTACAATGACAAGCGCCTTCAGTTCCTTGAAAGCCTTCCCCAATGGGACACCTTTGGCAAGGGCTGGGGTAACCGGGTGGCGCATGTGCAGTCCGCTGCTTCGCAACTGGCATAGGGGGACGCATGGACACGCAGTCAATCATTAACGCCGCCCTGGGCTTGATAGCCTTTTTGGGCGGGTGGGTGTTGAACAATATCACCCGGACCATGGACCGTCTTGATTTGGAAGCGCGAACTATACAACGCGATTACGTCGCCAAAGACGACTACCGCCGGGACATAGACGAGATCAAGGCCATGTGCAAGCAGATTTTTGACAAACTTGATGCCAAGGCCGACAAATGACTACCCCCGCCGCCGTCCAAACTTACGATAACCTTACGTCTACGGTACTCCAATACCTAGAGCGCAGTGACGCGGCGGTCGTCAACTTTATCCCCACGGCCATCATGCTGGCCGAGTTTGAGATCGCGCAGGCCATTAAGACCCTTGGGCAGATGTTGGTGGCCGACGGGACCATGACCAGCGGCAACCCTGTTATCGCCAAGCCTGCGCGCTGGCGCAAGACGGTGTCCATGACATTGACCACCGCGGCGGGCCAGAAACAGCCCATTTACCTGCGCAAGCTGGAGTACCTAGGCAACTATGCCCCGGACGTTACCGTGGCCGGCACCCCGCTCTATTACGCCGATTACGACGCAGACCACTGGTTCGTGGCACCCACGCCAAGCGCCAATTTTGCTTTTGAGACGCTGTGCTACACCCGCTTGCAGCCGCTGGCCTCGGACAACCAGACCAACTGGTTGACGCAGAATGCGCCCAACGCCATGCTTTATGGCACGCTCAAACAGACCGCGCCTTTTCTGAAGGACGATAGCCGTCTGCAGGTGTGGAGCGGCCTGTTTGACGCCGCCATAGCCGCGCTAAAGGCCGAAGATCATCTCCGTATTGGTGACCGCCAAGCCATCGCACAGGACTCCTAACCATGACCTCCTACACGTCTCCTTTCTCTGGCCAACAGGTCTACCCGACAACGGTAAGCTACGAGGCGCTGTCGATCAGCGTCAACACCGAGCTGCAGTGGCCGGTAAACGGCAACACCAACACACCGGTGAGCAGCATCATTGATGTGACGGCCACCACGACTGGGCTGCTGCTTAATCTGCCGCCTGCCCAGCAGGTGTCAACCGGCCAGTCCACTCTGGTGCGCAACGTGGGCGCTAACACCTTCACGGTGGCCGACAACTCGGGCAACACCATCATCGCCGTGGCCTCCGGCGTTGCCCAGTACATTTTCCTGACTGACAACACCACGATCAACGGCACATGGTCTTCGGTGGTGCTTGGTGCGGGTACATCTTCGGCTAACGCCGCAGCACTGGCGGGCTACGGCCTTGCGGCGTCTGGGCTGACCTTGAACCAGGTATACCCGGTCATCGCGTACAGCTCAAATTACACCCTTACAGCGGCCAACAGCGCCGATTTGAGCGTGTGGACAGGCGGTGTGGGAACCTTGACGCTGCCCTCTGCGGTGGCGGTAGGAACGGGTTGGTTCATCACCCTCAAGAACAACGGCACGGGGATACTCACGATTACCCCAGCAGGTGCGGAAACAATAGACGGCAACGTAACCCAGCAGCTCCAGTTGGCGGAGTCGATTAGCTTGGTGTCAAATGGTGCAAACTGGAACAGCTTTGGTATTGGGCGGTCCAATACCTTCGCCTACACCCAACTTGCGCTGTCGGTAACCGGCGGCACGCGCACGCTGTCCTCTGTGGAGGCGGCTAACACGATCCAGGTGTACTCGGGGGCGCTTACCAGCAACCAGGTCATAGTGGTGCCGTCTACCGTGCAGCTTTACACGTTCACCAACAACACCACGGGCAGTTCGTACTCGTTTACTGTGAAGACCGCTGGTAGTAGCGGCGCTACGGTAACGGTACAGCAGGGCACCTCACTGGTGCTTATCTGCGACGGAACGAACGTCTACAACGCGGCGTCGGGTAGCTCAAGCACCATCGGGTCCCTGACAGTAGGCGACGGCTCGTTGGCCACGCCGTCGATAAAATTCAATTCGGACCCTAACACCGGCGTTTACTTGCGTGCTTCTGGCGAGATGGGTTTTGTGGTCGCAAACGCCCTGGCGGGGTACTTCAACTCATCGGGTCTCACCGTAACCAACGGTATCAGCGGGGGCACATTCTCATGACCCAAAAAGTTATCTCGATGGAAATCCCTCCGGGGATACAGCGAGACGGGACGCAATTTGACGCCCCCTGCTACACCGACGGCAGGTGGGTGAGGTTCCAGCGCACGCGGCCCCGCAAGATCGGCGGATACGACGCAGTGTTCTTGAACGCTTCAGGAATCTCCCGTGGCATGGCCATGAGCACGGTCAACGGCTTTAATTACGTGGTGTCGGGTTACAGCGGGGGTTTGGAGCAGTGGATTACCAGCCCGGTAGGCGGCGTGGGCTCCGGGCCGTACAAGTACACCCTGAGCAACTTCACCCCCGACGTAAACAACTCGTGGCAGTTTGACATCGCCTACGACTCCACCGGCGACAACACCAACAATCTGGTGGCGCACCCTGGGCAGAACCTAACTTACATGACGTCTTCTACAGCAACGCCCGTGCTGTACGGCACGTTCCCTGGTAACTCCGGGAGCTTGACCTTGTCAAAGGTGGGCGTGTTCACGGCCACTGGGGCGACAACCAATGGCAGCACGATATTTTCTTTGGATACCGGCAATGTTAGAGTCGCCGCAGGGCAAAGCATTTCGGGAACGGGTATTCCCGTAGGGGCTACCGTAAAGAGCGCGGACATAGGCGTGATAAATTTCACGGCTTCGTGCGCAGGAACTGCACTCACCACCACGGGCTCCCCCGCGCTCGTGGTGAACATGGTAGTCACCGTAGCGGGCGGGGCAAGTTTGGGACGCGTAGTAAGTGGCTCGGGAAATTCGTGGGTAGTATCTATAGGCGGTGTGTACGCCTCACAAACCATGGTCGCGTCCACCACGGGCATTACCTTGGTCACCATGTCCGCTGCAGCAACGGCATCGGGCAGCATAACTGCCACTTTCGACAACAACATCGCCGTGTCTGGCGGATGCGTGGTGCTCCACCCGTACCTGTTCGTGTACGGAGACAACGGGCTGATCCAGAACTCCAGCGCGGGCGACTTTGCCAACTGGGTATCTGCGGACGCCAACGCCAACAACGTGTCCACCGGCAAGATCGTCAAGGGGTTGCCCATCCGAGGCGGCTCCACGTCGCCGTCTGGGCTGTTCTGGGCCGTTGACGCGCTTATCCGCGTGTCGTTCCAGCCAACGTCGGCGGGCGGCCAGAACTTCTACTGGACCTACGACCTGGTCAGCAGCCAGACCTCAATCATGTCGTCAAGCTGCGTGATTGAGTACGACGGCATCTTCTACTGGATCGGCGTGGACCGGTTCCTGTGCTACAACGGCGCGGTCCAAGAGATCCCCAACGAGCTGAACCAAAACTACTTTTTTGACAACGTCAACATCGCCCAGCGCCAGAAGGTGTGGGCGAGCAAGGTGAGCCGGTACGGAGAGATATGGTGGTTCTACCCCAAGGGTACCGCCACGGAATGTACCGACGCCATCATCTACAACGTGCGCAACAAGTCGTGGTACGACGCCGGTGAAGCGCCAGGGGCGCGCCGGTCTGCGGGAGTGTTCTCCGAGGTGTTCCCCAAACCTTTCTGGGCAGGCAACGAGACATTTAGCGTCACCTTTAGCCAAGCACTTGCCACCGTAAATAACACTACGGCCTTGGTATTGGCTACGGCGGACAACCGCATCATCCTCGGGATGACCGTAACTGGGTTGTACATCCCTGCGAACACGACCGTGACTAACGTGGCGGGAACTACCATCACCATGTCCAAGGCCGCCACCAGCAGCGGCACGCTAACGGTCACGTTCACCGGCAAAAACTACAAACTGTGGCAACACGAGACCGGGTACGATGCCATAGATTTAACCAACGTCACCGCGATCCAGAGTTACTATGAGACCAACAGCATCGGCACCTTGGGCGGGCTGGTTGGCACCCAGCAACAGCCTGGGGATAACTTGTGGACAAGATTGGAGCGCGTTGAGCCGGACTTCGTGCAAACGGGCACCATGACCGTTACGGTAACAGGACAGGGCTACGCCGATGACGCGGTGGTGGACTCCGTCCCCTACCCGTTTGACCCGACTACCCTTAAAATTGACATGCGAGAGCAGCGCCGCGAGATGCGGTTGCGGTTTGAGTCAAACGTAGCGGGTGGGACGTACCAGACAGGCCGGGTGCTGCTGTCCATTACCACCGGCGACAGCCGCTCAACGGGCAACCCATGATCGCGCAGATCTACGACCCCCGGAACATGGAGTGGGACTACTGGTGCGCGCTCATGTCCGAACTGTTTGCGGCCAACCAACTGGGCACCGTGCCGGAGAACAATTGGGCGACCTGGGCAGATGCGCTGTCAGGTATTGGTCGGTTCCCCGGTGTGCCCGACAGCCGTGGTTTTGCGACGTGGCAGGACTGGGCTTTTGCATTGAATAACGCTTTGAGGAGATAGTTATGCCACCAAGCCCACCTGCTAGCAACAGTCCCGCCGTAACTTCCAGTACCCCCGGCGCGATTGCAGTATATGGAGCAAACCCCGTAGGGCAGGGAACACACATCATAGGGTATAGGTTACCAACTGCAGCCGACATACAAGCCGACATACAAGCCGGTGCCAATTTAAGCGCTGATTCTGTCCTCAAAGCCGCCGGAGGTGCCCCAGGGCAGGTTTGGGTGCCGGGAACCACCGCGTACGGTGGCAGGGAAAGCAGCGATCAAGCGCGTTGGGTTCCAGGCCACTGGGCTAACCCCGACTCTGGCGGTGACGGGTGGCTCAATAGCTTTTTGGGCGATCCTTTAGGAACCGTCAGTAATACCGTATCTGATTTTGTTCAAAACCCCTCGCATGCTATCGGTGAGGCTTGGAACACTGGCGGCAGGGATGCCGCTATCGCGGCTGGTACCGTATTGGCGGCGATGAACGGGGTTGACCCCACGATTCTGAGTGGGTTGGGCGAAACAGCCGGTGCGGATGCTCTTGCTACCTTAGGGAGCGGCGTAGTAGAGGGCGGCGGCCTTGATGCCCTTGCCGCTGCTACGGACTTAACAGCCGGAGAGTTAGCTGCGTCTGAATTAGCCGCATACCCAACCTCGGGGATAGTTGGTACTATCCCTGCCGCTGCTACGGGGGCGCTACCTATTACCGAAGCGTTAACCGAGTTTGGTGGTTACCCGTCTTTAGCTGCATCCGAGATGGCGGCGTATCCCACCTCTGAGATAGTTGGTACTATCCCTGCCGCTGCCACGGGGGCGCTACCTATTACTGCAGCGGCGCCTAGCGCTGCAGAACTTGTTGCCGCAGGGACTACGGAGGGCGGCACCCTCCCGACAGCACTTGGTAACGAGGCCGTGGCCTCGGGAATGAGCCCCGGTTCCCTTGGAGCGGCTGCGGCGGCTGCAGATGTGCTTACACCAACGCAACTTGCTGCTGCTGCGGGCGCGGGCGGCCTTGGCGCGCTTACAGGGGCCGACGCAGCCACTGCGGCGTTAGCGGCATCGCCAAATGAGATGGTGGCGTCGGGCCTGTCCCCAGGCGCTGCGGGTGCGGCGGGCGCAGCGGCAGGAATACTTACACCCGCGCAATTAGCCGCAGCGGCGGGTACGACGACAGGGGGCTTGAATCTATCAGACCTTGCAAAAGGCGCATCCACCTTTAATGACTTGCTTAACTCGTTCAAAAAAGGAGCAAAGCTCGGTTCCCTTGCTGGTTCAGACAGCTCGGGGTCGGGATCGCGCTTGGGTTCGGACTTGGCTAGGGTCGGGCAGATGGGCTCAGGAAATTCGCTGTTGCACTCCGTGCAGGGGCTTTACAGCGGCGCTCCGCCGGGCTATGCCGAGGGTGGTTCAACGAGTTCTGGCTTGGACAGCTACAACTCCCTGAAGGGGGACACTGTGAAGGTTGGCGACGTTGGTAAGAGCATCCCCCTAACCCGAGAGTTAACCTCACTGTACGGGGACAACGCCCTTGCGCACGGAGGCCAGCCGCATGTGGACCCCAGGCTCATGGCGCTGATACGGGCACGGGCAAATCCTGCGGACAAGCAGCATCCCAACTACGACGGCACTCCGGTGTTCCGCACGGGCGGGCTTGAGGGCCTGGGCGGCAAGTACGTTGAGGGCAAGGGTGACGGCCAAAGCGATGATATACCCGCAATGTTGGCAGACGGCGAGTACGTTTTTGACGCCCAAACCGTAGCG